ATATAAATACCACCCTAGACAAGTTGTATTGTATCATTTCTGGAGCATCCGGTCAAATGCTGGGTGTTATTTTTGTACCTATTTTTTAATAAAATCAAATATAAAGGAGTGATATACTATGGCTTATTGTATTTATTTAAGAAAATCCAGAGCTGATAGAGAGTTAGAACTGCAAGGTTTTGGAGAAACATTAAAACGTCATAGAGATACATTAATTGAATTAGCAAAAAAGAAAAATTTGCCAATTGGTGAAATCTATGAAGAGGTTGTTTCCGGTGACAGCATTGCTGCAAGACCTCAAATGCAGAGATTACTCAATGATGTATCTGATGGGAAATGGGAGGGTGTTCTTGTTATGGAAATCGAGCGTCTTGCCCGTGGTGATACTTCTGATCAGGGAATAGTTACCAAGACGTTTACTTATTCCAATACCTTAATCATTACCCCGATGAAAACATTTAATCCCACAGATGAATTTGATCAGGAATATTTTGAATTTGGCTTGTATATGTCAAGAAGAGAATATAAGACTATTAAAAGAAGATTGCATGCTGGAATGGAAGCAAGTTGCAAGGAAGGTAATTACATACATCATACACCACCATTTGGATATTCCATTGTAAAGAACAAAAAATCCAAAGGTTATAGGCTGGAACCTAAGCCGGGAGAAGCAGAAATTGTAAAGTTGATTTTTCAATGGTATACAAAGGGAATTCTAAAAGAAGATGGCAGTTATGAACTTTTAGGGACAGCTCGTATTGCAGACAAGTTAAATTCTGAATATTCAATTAAACCCTTAGGTGGTGTTTGGACCATTCCAACAATATCTACCATGCTTAGAAACGAACATTATTTAGGATATATTGTTTTTGGGAAAAAGAAGCGAAAAAAGGTTGTTGAAAACGGAATTATCGTCGATAAATGGACACGTAACGAATCCTATGGACTATACAAAGGAAAGCATCCTGCTCTTGTATCTCAGGACACATTTAATTTGGCCCAGGAAAGATTATCTAGAAATCCAAGAAGACCTTCAAAAACGATAACCAATCCACTTGCCGGTGTAATAAAATGTGGTATGTGTGGAAGAAGTATGTATAGAAGACCTTACCAAAAAAGAGGTCAGTCCGCTTCACTAATATGCTCTGAAAAAACATGTCATAATGTGTCTTCTGCTTTTTACCTTGTTGAAGATGCTTTGTTAACTGCCATTAAGGAATGGATTGATGGATACGAAATAAAGGAAGAAGCAAACAAGTATGACACTTCTGTTTTGGAATCCAAGACAAAACTCTTGGAAGAACAGCAAAAGCAATTAATAACATATAAAAATCAGTTAACAAAAGTATTTGAAGCTTATGAAAACGGAATATATGATAGTGATACTTTTCTGAACCGACAAAAAACTGTTTCTGAAAGCATTTCTTCTACAGAGGAAGCAATTGTTAAGCTTAATAAAGAAATAGCAAATGAGAGAGAAATAATTAGCCATCAGGAAGAGATTATACCAAAGGCTAGAAAGATATTGGAAATCTATAAAACTTCTGATGATGTTCAATTGAAAAATGACTTAATGAAGTCTATTCTGGATAAGGTTGTGTATACCAAAACTGCCAACGGACACTTCAAAGACCAAAGACAAGATGATTTTAAGCTAGAGCTATTCCCGAAACTGCCCAAGAACAAAGGGAATTCTAGCGAATGATATAGTCGAACCACCAACGAACTCGTAGTCTAACTATATCATTAATATAAAGGGGACTATTTTAGCCCCCTTTTATACTTAGTTTCTTCTTTATTATAATAGATACTTGGCTTTCATATAACCAACTACACCATTATACTCAACTTTTGCATATCCTTTACCGATATACATTACATTAACCTTTGTTTTATTTGGAAGCTTTTGTGTTTACATTGTACACCCAACAATCATATCCCATTATATGGTAGAACTTGCCCTGAACCTTATCTACTGCAAGTCTCTGACCTTTTTTGAACTTGCCAAGGCTCTTAGTTCTTGCTAAGGCTTTTGGAGCTTTCCTCTTGTGACATTTCTTTGTAGTCTTGATGTACTTAATTGGCTTCTTAATCAAGAATAAATACTTAACATACTGCTCCCATTTAGCACGAGTTGTTTTTTCGCACTCTTTGGAATCATTATATGGGTCATAAATATAAATGTGATCTTTTGTGACTTCACGGATAAAGACGTAATGGCCAGATGTTGTCCAGATGCTCTTGCCCATGCAGGCTATACCAATGTACTTGCCTGTTCTAATCTTCTTAAGGAAATCTGTTACAACTGCTGCATTTTTCTTTCCATATAAAGAAGTATAGTTTAACTGTACAGAATCAGAATAACCATAATGCTTCAATGCCTTGACCATACCTGAATAATATGTACCAGATCCGTGACAACTGCAACCATTGTCTTCCATCCACTTTGCTGTTTTAGCTGGAGAGATGGTTGGATCTAAGTCATACACAGCATCTGCAATACTTGTAGGACCACACCCCTGTGCTGATATTGTACCACCTGAATAATAATTTCCTTTCCATTTAGCATCTTTCTGTTTATAATTTTTATATCCCATGTCTATTCCTCCACTTCCGGCAATCCTGCCACTGATGTTGCCACACTTAATATTCCTGCAAGTACTGTTGCTGACACAACCACCTTCCAGTCAACTGCTGCTAACACTGCTGCAGAACCGATTGTTGCAATAAATGTCTGTGCCATTGTTTTTACAGCTCTGACAGCTGCTGCCTTAATCCATTTCTTTGTCTTATCACTCATTCGTTTACTCCTTTCCCTGCTTCATTGGCAGTTCCTTTACTCTCTTATAAATCTCTGTTCCTGTTCCATTCCCGCCCAGTGCGTGATATGCCTTGTATAAATGTTCAAAATCATCCAAAGCCTCAACTGATATATGCTCCTGAGCTATGTACTGTTTTCCCAGCGTGTATATCTTGTTATGCAGAATTGCAATAACTCCGTCCTTAATTAATTTATATGATGAATTTTTTAATTTGACATAATTAACTGCACTAACAAAAATTGCACCAATTAATGAAGGTATCCCACACAAGGATAAAATCTGATAAAGTGTCATATGTTTTTCCTCATCTTTCTCTGTTTTTGGGTATAAAAAAAGACCCTGCGGTCCTGCTCTAACAATCATATTTTTTTTTCCTTATTCCTCTGTTGTTTCTTCTAATTTGTTATAGAGTTTATAGTTTACTGTAGTTTCGTATCCGCCACTACCTATGTAAGATACATAAAACTGTAAATCATTAAGTAATGATACATCATAGCGCTTTCCAGTAGTTACGTCTTTTAGTGCTGGGTCATCTTTTAGATTTGTTAAATAGATACTTATATTATCTGATGGAAGAGTATATTCATAATCACCATTAGGATAAGTCACTACAATTTTACCAAATTCAATGTATCTAAATTTACTAACGTCTATAGAGTATATGTCGGGAGGTATGCTACCACTTTCATTGCCATTGTAACTTGTTTTTGCAAGCATTATTCCTTCGTGTTCTATTCCAAGAGTTCTACACATATCAGAATATTTTATAGTCATATTTTTAATTTGACTTTGTGCAGTCTTATTAATAGCCTTTATCTGATTTGTAGCCGTGTTGTTAATGGCACTAATCTGACTTGTAGCTGTGTTGTTAATGTCTTTAATCTTTCCTTGTGCCGTTTCAGTAATTCCTTTTTTCTGTGCATCTGCAACTGTGTGAATTCCACCTATCTGTGCTCTTGCAGCGGCATTAACTGCTTCTATACCTGATTTTGTATTCTGATTTGCTACTGTGTTAATTGACTCAATCTGTGCCTGTGCTGTGTTGTTAATATCTCCAAGCTTTGCAGTTGTAAGTGTTGCTATGTCATTGCTTTTTGCTTCTGTTAAAGAGCTAATGTCGTTCATTTTTGCCTCTGTTATGTTAGCTATGTTTGTTGTGCTTTCCTCAACTTTGACATCAATATTCGCTATTAGCTTCTCAACATCTGTCTTTTGACCTACCACCTCTTCTAAATAATTCCCAGCTCTATCTGCATAATCTGCTGCATCATTTGCCTTCTGCTCTGCCTGTTCAAGATAGCCTTTATTAACTTCTATCTTTTCATCAGCCTCTTTTACCAATGCCTTTGCATCACACATTATTTTGATTATCTGATTGTAAATGTCCGGTGTAATCTCATTTACAACATCTACTGGAACGCCTTTCTTTACTTTCTGACATACAATTGTTGAAGTAATTCTTCTACCTTCTGAATTGTCACCAAAAACTCCAATGTAAAGCTCACATTCTTCCCTAAAAAGCCAATCAGGTAATTTTTCTGCTGATACAACATCCTTTTCAACAAGCATTTTTACCGAATCACTTATACTATAATCATCTACATATATTACGGCTGTTTTTGTATATCCGTTCCATTCAGAAGAAAAATCAAACTTAATTTCTTCCAAATTGGAAGTTCCTGATATTAAAGACTGCTGGTTAACAATATGCGCCTGTTGTCCTTTTATCTCTATGTTTATGTTCATCTTTTTCTCCTTTAATCCACCATCCATACTGCATGAACCGGTATGCATGCTCCAGTGTCAATTGCTATAGGAACACTTGCTCCATAATAATCGAAACTTACTGTACCTCCCGGATTGATTGTCATCATCCATCTGTTAGTTGTTCCCAAATGTCCTTCCTGAATTGACCATACGTTACGTGAAGGTCTCATATCTGTAGGAATATTCTTAAAAATATTATCGTGTGCAGAAAAAACAGTTGAATTTGTTATGATTCCCACCAATTCCACAGTTTTGCCAACTCTTCTGATTTTAGGTGCATCAGTAGTGGACCATGCAGATATACCATTCCCACAATCAACCGATTTCCAGCCTGTATCATACACTTCTCCGGATGTTTCAATAAGGGTTAACTCCTGCCAATCCTTCCAGCCGGCATTTTCATAACGCTTATAAATCACATTGTTCTTTACATCGGGAATAAATATCTGAAACTTAGTTGATGTTTCCCCTTCAACATAAAGCATTCCCCAGTTAGTAACAGGTCTGTTTGTTCCTTCTGTTGTCTTTATGTGATACACTCCATTTTCTGTTAATGTATTCCAATCTACTGCTGATGTTATGGTTTGTGATTTCACATAACTAGGTAAATCTGTTAAGTCATTGTATGAACCTGTAAAAGCCACCGTCTTTAAGTCTGTAAAGAATTTCTTTATTTTTCCAAAAATAACCTTATGTGTTTCTCCTGACAAAATATTTTCTCTTTTTGATGCTGCCTGAAAAGCAACAATATTACTGTCACTATTTCCATCCTTTGAAAGCTTCTTGGCAAGCTCCTCATTATTCTTTTTCAATTCACCATCTATGCTGTCTGCATTTTCATTAAAAACATCAATATCATAAAACTCATCTCCATCCGGTTTCTTTAACTGCAAATACTTTGTTTTATTAATCATCTTGTGCTCCTTCCTTCTTCAAACACTTCTTCTCTTAATTGAATGTGTGTATACTTCTTTAATTCCTCGTGTGTAAATTTTGATAACTGATTATTCTTGTTATAAAGCAAAGACAAATCAATTAACAGATTGCTTGGGACAACCCTGTCCAACAATTTAGCCACATCAGAAAGCACATTCCTTGATGTTAAGGCAACCCTGACTGTTAACACATAATTATTGGCATCCAACTTTACTGAGTAATTAGGACCTTTACTTTCATCATTACCACATATTACCGCCAAAGTCTTTTCCAAGGACCTTACAGTAAAAGGTCGTTGCTCTGTAACAATTCCCAATATCTTCAATCGTCTTTCTTCCAATGTATACGTGTCCTTATTGGATATTCCAAGCATTCTCTCCCAATGTTCACAGCCCTGTTCATCCAAACTTTCAATGAAATTATTGTTCCACATTTTTTCAAGTGCTTCCCACAAATTTTCAGACTGTGATTGCTCAATGTCTGTTAATTCCTTTATCTCTCTAAACTCTCTTAACCATTCAGGCAGATACTCAATCAACTTTCTATCCACTTATCTCACCAACCTTTGGAATATAATCACAATCAATAATGCAATTACCTGTCTTTCCATCAATTTTTACACTTAAAACATTGTCAACACCTTCCATGTCAAGAAGCATTGATTCTATCTGTCCGCTTCTTACCGTCATTGTGTCCTTTGCTTCCCATTCATTTTTTATGACATTTTTTAAATACTCTGCCAAATTTTCTGTAAAAGTTTCCTTGATGTCATCCCATATATAATTTTCCATATATTCAATCTGAACATCCACATTTATTCTCTTAACTTTTGGTGTTGAAACAGTTACAATGTGACCGATTGGTGCAATTCCCACACCTGTTCCATCTTTCGTTGGATCAAACGTATTCTGTACTTCATTTATGATTTCAGAAGAAGCTTCATTATATTGAGAATCAAGAATTGCCAGCTTTACAGTTCCTCCACCATTCCAAACAGGATAAACCTTGCAGGCACCTACCTTTTCAATGTCTTTAGCTTTTTCCTTATAATCTGCCTTATTTCCTCCAAAAGCCGCTTCTGTAAATGATTCAAAATATCTTTCTCTCAAAGATTCTTCATCCTCATCTTCCGTGCCATACACAATCACTTCAACAGCCTCGATTTCTTCTAAGTCCTCAACATATTCAATTGGAATCACATCATCATTTATGTTGTTTCCGTTTTCTCCTGATTCAGAACATGTCATACTATAAAATCCATCTCCTAAGTTTTCCGTAATTGAATATGTCATTTCACCTATGCTAAACTCTGTTGCCTCTGGAATGCTCACATCATAAGGAGTGCATTTCACTTTTACCACAGCCGGAATACCTTCCTTCACAAAGATTCCCCTCTCTGCTGCACGCTTAATCAAATAATAATAAGATGCACTGTCTGCAAAACATTCCTGCAAAAGAATGTCCATGTCTGCATACATCTGTGCACTTTCCATTGCCACAGGTGCCAACGCATCATAAATAATTGAACCTTCTCTTTTATCAACATCCCCCTTCACATTTTCAAGCATCTGACTTAAAATGTTCTCAAAGGTCATATCCTCAAACATCAATGCTCACTCCTTCCACTTCAATCTCTTCATCATCAGAAGTTGTAACTGTCAGAGAAACCATCAATTCATTTCTGTAATTTGAAATACTCTCTATCTCAACAGAATTAAAACGTTCATCCCTTAAAATGGCTTCCTCAATTCTGCCTCCAATTACTTCCTTTACCTCTGCAATGTTTTCTCCCAATAAATCAGCTTTCTCCAATCCATAATTTTCATAAATGCTGTAATAATCAAATTCAGTTAACAGAATCTTTATTATTGCCTGCCTTAAGATTTCATCATCTTCATCAGATTTTCTCAAAATCCTTTTGCTTTCAAAATCCAGCACATATGTATCATTGGAAAACTCCTGCTCTTCATCTTCTTCCACATTAAAATCTTCCAGTTCTTCCAATTCTTCAGGTAACATACTCACACCATCCTATCCACAACAAGATACTTCTGACCACCATCTGCACGTATCATCACAACCTTGTCGCCCTTTTTCAATTTGCTCTTTGATGCAGTTTCCGTAAAATACAAAAACTCATCCGTTAAGATGAGCTTTTGATTAACCTTTATTTTAGACGAATCTGCCTTTAAAACCGTACCAATTACAATGGTACAGGGCTTCGCCGCTTTTCTTGCATCCTCTGCTATTTTCTTAATTAACTGTGTCAAACTAGTAGCTGCTATCGTAATCACCTCCAGATAATTCCAAATCCATAAGATGTTGCCCATTATTAAATGTATGAGTAACCTTATCAACTAACATATAATTTGAAATTGTTTCACCATAAATTGTCAACTTAACAAGAACCAAACAGCCGGCTCTTACGTTAATGTCACCAAAGCAATTATTAATCTTAATTGTCTTACCTGTTTTACAATAAATCTTCAACAATGCCTTAACCTTTAATTTTGCACCCTTGCGACTATCGATTTTGTCAAAATACTGAAGCACACCCCATTTATTAATGTACTTACTGTTTTTTGCCATATAAATCTCCTGCACACCCTTCTTGGTGTTGTCATACGCTAATTTAATCTGATTATAAACATTATCATCTATTGTTTCCTTATAATCATAAGATTCTGCCGTGGTTGAAGTTATTAACCTGTTAACCTTCCAAGGCTCCCTTAACCTTAACTTTCCAAATTCATCATACAAGGTATAAATCTTTCCCCTTGCCATTAATGTTTCATCCAAGCTGTTCTGTACAATGTCAAACAATGTTGCATTATCATCAATTCTTGACACAGGATACTTTGTATTCGCCAACTTACCACAATTCAGTTTAAAATCCTTGGCAATTTTCTTAATTAAAACCGTGGAAGTTCTCTTTTTTGAAATATAAGTATCCTTATTCTTAAAATACCTAAGCTGATCATACACAGTAACATCCAAAGTCTTATCTGTTTTAGGTGAAATGGAAAATACAAAACCATAAAAGAAATTTTTGCCATTAACCACTATTGCCACAGAATCACCATTTGAAATTCTCTTCTTTGAATCGCTGTCAACAAACGTTGTAAAAGTAACCTTACCCGGTGCATTTTTTCTCTCAAAGGTTGTTTTTAATCCTTCCTGAACCTGATGTTTGTACCTTTTCTTGCCGTGTTTAATCAGAACATTAACAACAAGCTTCTCACTGTTCTTTACTGAAACAGCTTTATACTCCACCTTTCTGGTTGACTTTTTCTTTTTTGATTCATTCTTTTTAAGAATTTCCCTTAAATATGATATTTCCTGTTTTCCACTGCTTTTACCGGTATTCTTTCCGCTTTTCTTTCCCTTTGATGTCTTACCTGATGAAGTAATGTAATCACTGATTACCCCATATCCTGTTATTGTATGGTAACTTAACGGATATGATCTTCTCATAACAGCGTCAGAAGTGTTACCCTCAATGGTATGCACAGTACTTCCTGATACATACTCAACAATTCCCACGTGAGATGCACCATCTGATTTAAAATAAATGAAATCATTTCTTTTAGGTGTGTATGAACCCTTATACTTGAATCTTCCCTTGTTTTTAAACCATTGCATTCCTGTGTCTGTTGATGCTGTCTTGGGAGCAATGCTTGTTGATACACCTGCCTTATATGCACACCAGGAGGCAAACATATGGCACCATGCAGCACCATTCATTCCATACCAGGCACTATACTTGGTCTTGTTACCGCCATATGCTTTATAACCAACTTCCTTTGATGCAATATCAATTATGTCTGCCATCCTTTCCTCCTTATGGTTTCTTCAAAACAGTTCCCTTGTACAGATATTTTCCTTTGGAACTGCTTTTTCTCTTGTGCTTCTTTGCAGCCTTTTCAATAACCTTCTTGTTCTTCTTGTAAATGGCAGAACCCTTTGAACTATCCTTTAACCACTTTTTCGCTATCAGTGTAAGAGTTTCTTTGTTAGATTTAATAGTATATGTATTTGGTATTTTCTTAACCTTCACTGCGCCATATTTTCTGTATTCCTTAAATTCCAAAGATACCCTACTATCAAAGCCATCACTAACAGAATCTGTTATTGTCAGTCTTTCCAATGACACTGTAAGAATAGTATTGAATATCTTTTTATCATTTGGTGCATATCTGTAAATTTCCAGTTTAAATGCCTTCTTGGAAGATAAAAGTTCCTTATACTTCTTAATGTACTCATCGGCACCCTTGTATTTTCCATCTGAATAAAAAGCAAATGGATAATGTTGATTAGGCAATAACAAGTCAAATGAAATCTCTGTAAGTTTGGGATTTCTAAGTATGTTAACTTCTCCCAAATTAATCAGTGTCATTGTCTTGTTATCACCATCAACCTTTATGCTTATTTTTTCAGGTGGAATGGGTACATACTGCCCATCAATAATCAATCTATACATTCTAATGCACCCCTTCCGCTACTGCTGACATTTCTTCTTCCAATCTTGTCTTTAAATGAGTAACTATTCCTTCCATATCAGCTTTTGAAGAACCATTAATAACATTTGACATATCTACACTGATTTTTGCTGTTGTAAATCTGTTAATTGCTCTCTGTTCTGCATAATCCTTTATGTACTTAAGCTGCTGATTTGTAATATCCAATGAATCCGATGTTTTTGCAGTGTTTGCTGCTGTTTCAGCCGTGTTGTTTGTAATGGCATCTGTTCCATAACCATAGTCTTTATCCTTTGTTTCACCTTTCTTAAAAAGATTACCAAAAGTATTCTTAACCTTACTTTCAACACCCTTTCCAAGATTGTATCCTTTTCCATAAGCATCACCATAATTAATTCTGTAATCAATGCTTGGAGCTTCTTTATTTAATGTAATTGAATTTTCATTTTTACCCCAAGAAGTAACTGTATCTTGTAAAGAAGTTAATCCACTGGTCCAATCTGTTCCAAATATGGCATCTATAATCTTGGTAACAACTTTTCCAAGACTTAAAAACCATGATATAATCTGACCTATCAGGTTTGCAACTGCACCACCAAAAGAATCAAATCCACCATTTGTAACATTTAAAATCCATTCAATTATGCCAATAAAAGGCTGAACAAAAATACTCCATACAGCCTGAATTATTGCGTTAATCGTTCCTATTCCTACATTTATGATTGCTGCTCCTGCTGATGCCACTACACCAAAAATCACACCTGTAGCAGAACGGGTTTTATTCTGTACCTTGTTAATTGCTGCCACAACCAGATAAATAGCTGCTATTACCGCAATAATAGCAATAATAATCCATGTTAACGGACATAATGACAATGCGGCATTTAATCCTTCCTGTGCAAATGTCATTGCTATAATAGCCGCTGTACTTGCTGCACTAGATACCACATGTAATGCCTTTGCACCTATATCTTTTAATGTTGTAAGCCAGCCTATTCCCATTGTTGCATTATAAACAATTAATGCTGCAACTATTCCCCATATAATAGGTTCAATTAATGTCCAATTAGATTTAAAGAAATTAATCATTTGCGTTCCAATGTTAATAATTCCTGTTATTGCTCCCATTACTAAGACTGCAGCATTTCCAAACCCGGTTGCTAAAAGCTGTATGGTTGGCAGATTGTTATGTATTGCATTAAACATACTAACAATCGCCGGCTGTACCTGTTGACCTATAGTTGTTTTAACCGCATCAAAATCCCTTTTATTTCTTGCCATTACTCCCTCAGGGGTTTGAGCCATTGTTTCATTCATCTTTCCTACATTCTGCTCTATTACCTGAGCCAACATATTAGCCTTTTCCATCTCAGTTCCATTTTTCATTACCTTTTCCTGATAATCCGTAAATGAAATGCCTGCACGTCTTAATGCTCCAACCTGACCAGTCATAACCTTACCTGTCATATTACCGATATTAACCATATCCTCATTAGTAACATTAACACCATGCATCTGAACCGCTAAGTCAGCCATCTTAGGTAACAAAGTTTTAACTGCATCTGTCTGATGAAAATATGTTGATGCCTGTTGCGCTCCATTTATTAAAGCTGTCTTTCCAACAACACCATAACCACTTATCTCAGTAGCAAGATTTTTCATCATATTAACCTGTGATGTTCCTGCTCCCTGCATTGCACCCATTACTTCAGTAAGTTTTGTCTCTGCCTGATGTAATTGAGATACCTTTTCATTACATTCACCTATAAAGCTGGCTCCCTGTCTTATAAGAAATATTCCACCAAGAGAAGCTACCAAACCTTTAACTGTGGAAAGTAATCCTTTTGCTGAATTTGTCCCCTCTCTTACTTTACCATTGTATGTTTCTTGACTTATTGAAGCTCTTGACGTGTCACTTGCTATCTGCTTAATCTCTGCATCTGCCAATCCTAAATGTGTTCTGGCAGAAGCTAATTTAGAGGTATTAAACATGTTTCCTGACACGCCCTGGGCTCTTTCACATTCATTAATTACAGTTGAGACAGCATTAGTTATGTTCATAAGCGGTGCCGTCATTCTGTCTGTTAACTGAAATGAAGTCATTATTGATGCCATCTCTTTACCTTACCTTTCCAACTTTCTTGCTTTCTTCCTCTTCCTGCTCAACCCTTGCATTAATGGAAGCAATCACAAAAGCTCTCTCATTTTTATCCAAACTCATAAAAAATGAAGGTGTCCAATGAAATTTATGTAGACAGTAATATGCATACATTGAATCAGGATCACCTTCATCTATTAGTTTTTTGCTTCGTTAACTTTATCCTGTAATGTTTCGTCAAATCCGTTAAACTTCTGAATAAATTCAGCAAACTCATTATATTCTCCCGGATTATCAATCATCTGCTTAATTAAGTCTTCCGGATTCATTACACCATAAGAATCCTGTAATTCCTTATTGTATAAATCAGGTTCTGCAACAGATGCACACATCAGCTTTGCAATAAACAATGAAGAATTAAATTTCTGTCTGTAAACACCCGGCTTTCCTGTAACCTGAACCTCTGTTGTACACTTCTCTCTAATTCTTTCATATTCCTCAGTTGAAACTGCCTTAATTTTCCAATCCAATGGAGTTCCATTTTCGTCGCATAATGAAGCGGTTACCTTATATGCCACGTCATCCTTATATTTCTTATTTTTCTTTAAAAAAGCACTTAAATTAGTTGCCATATTCCTTACCTTCTCTTTCTAAAAAATAATGGATAAGAAGATTTTTAGTTCTCCTTATCCACTTTACTATTACATATATGCAGGTTCCTTATATTCTGAATCCTTGCTGTAGTCCATTGCATATGCCTCAATGTCCTGTTCAATAAAATCTCCATCCGCATCAAATGAAGATAAAAGAACATCTCCTTCTATCATACACTGATGATAAGTTTTCCCTGATGCTCCCATTGATGTTGCCGGATCATTTGATTCAACCTCGGCTTCAAAAGTTGGAAGCATTCCTGTATTCTTGTATTCTTCCACAAGTCTATCAAAAGCCTCCGTACACTTATACAAAGTCATTTTTATTTTAATTTCCAATCCACTTGGCTTTTTGCCTTTAATGGTTTTACCAAGAATCGGTACATCGGCAAGACTAACATTTGCCTTTGCTTCAAAATTCTTAGCATTAAGCATTGCGTATCTTCTGCCTCCAACAGTACAGTATAATGTTGCTAACTTACTTGATGGTGCATCATTAGTATTCATAAATCCACTCATTCTTTACTGCCTCCTTCCTAATCTATGATCGTAGTCATATAAAGTTTTTCCATTACACCTACAATAGTAATATTTGTATTAATTACTACCGCTTTCTTATCTTCACCCTTTTCAACAACAATATCGTCATCACTAAATTTCTCTATTGCTCTTGTATCTACAAGATAATTAAAAATGCTTCTGACATCATTCTTAAGTGATACTCTACCTGCATTGTCATTAGAAATTTTTCCAATATATTTCTTATTAAAAACAGATGCCACATTGTCTGCAATGTAATCAATCACACGAATTGTCTGATTCTCCTGAAAAATGCTCCCCTTATCCTCTGTTACTGTTGTAAGGGAATTAATGTCTCTTAAAACCCTAAGTTCATCACCACACTTATGAATAACAAACTTTCCTGAAGTGATGGCATTTTCAAGTTCTGCCTGAGTATACTGGCAGTTAATTTCTTCCAATTCTCCATCATATAACATATTTGTGCAAGCCTTATTGACACCACAGGCTGCTTCTGCTCCTGCAACCCAGGGAATAACATCCTTTGTGTTCATAACATTAATGATTCCCTCATAGTCAGCTTCACAATTATACATTACAGTCTGAAACTTAATACCCATTTCATCACGCATTCTTATTGTCCATGACTTATACACTTCCTGCAATTTTGTGTCTGTTTCCATAACTACAACCACATTAAAAGCGTAATTCTCCAATAACTGCATAAACATTGTATGAGCCTCATTTGTTGGCTTATCATTAATTCCACCTGTACCTCCTGTTAAGAATGTACCGGCAGTTTCTTCAAGTTCAAATGATTCCTTCCATTCAATAAAGGCATTGTCCTTTAATTCTCCTGAACTTGCAACTGTCTGAATGTCAACTAATGTTGTATCCATATAAGTTGACACATCATACTTTTCTGTCTGATCAATGTTTTTCTTGATAACAATCTTTATTGAATTTCCTCTTGAGCCCTTACACTTGGCATCTGCATACTTACAACCTGCTTTTGCTCCGCTATTGTTAATCTTAAAAAACAAACCTTTAGTTGAATGTTTAAACACTTCCCTAACATTAATAAGATTTCCATCATATGGACTTCTTCCGAAAACTTCCAATGCAACCTTTTCAAATTCATCAGCAGTCACTTCAAAAATCTTATCATCAGGTCCCCAGTCCAAACATATTGGCATGGCAACCACGCCACTTTCCGTATTGTTCTTAATTGAATTTCTACTAATAACATTTACATAAGTTCCCGGAAGAACCTTATTCTGTGCTGTAAATGTTCCACCACCTAATGCCATTTAGTTTACCTTTCCTTTCTTCCATTTTTTCAAAATATCATCTGCTTCTTCAACGGAATATTCATCTTCATCATTCAACAGAGCTTTTAAAATATCCCTGTCCTGTAAAAACCTTTTTGACTTCATCAATTCGCTTTTTCCGTATTTTACAGATGCCTTATTCTTTGCTTCCATCTGTTAAACCTCCTACACCTGTTCTTATTTCATAACTTTCAAACTTATCCTTGTCTTCCTGTTTCTCCATAACAAATGTTTCATAAGTTACCTGAAACTGCAAAACACCGTCAACCATCTGACCTGTCATTTCTGCTGAATGAAGCTTAAATCCATCAACCTCAATATCCCTTAACAAGTACTGTAATTCTTCCAACACTTCCATTCCTTCACCATGACAATTATCACTCTTAGGCCAATACCTGATAATAAATGGAACTGTCTTTAGAAATCGTGGTCCAAGTTTACGTCTTAAGGAAGGATTTAAGCACAAAACAGAAAAACAAGGCTCTTTTAGGCTCTGTTTCACTGCTTCTGTATATATCTCATATTTTTCTTCACCGTAGGACTGCCTTATCTGTCTTACAATCCCATCAATCATCTTACTTATCATTTAACTGCTCCTGATAACCATTTTTTCAACTTAGCTTCAAGAATGCCCGGGGCACTCTGCCTAATCTCCTGTTCAGACAAAGTAAGCATATACTTTCCTTCAACCCATCCTGTCCCGTTTGCCGTTCTATGGCCAAACTCAACATATGATGCATATTCAACAGGATTGATAATCTCTATTACATATGTATCACCGAAATGATGAACAGTAAGAGAATCTGCATAAGACGTTACAGCCTGATTGGTTCCAGCCGTCCATCCTCTTCTAAGCGTTCCACCTACTTTTCCTGAATTGGAAGGATACGTACCTACTGGAGTTCTTTTAATTACTTTTGCAAGAAGTCTTGCAGCAATCTCCCTTGATGCAGCTTCAAAAAAATCATCAGAATTTCTTGCCATTGTTTCAAGACTGTCCCTTAACTGCTCCAACTGCTTACAATCAATTTTAGAATCACTCACGCCTTATCCTCCACCAAATCAAGCAAAATCTCCTGATGTGTAGGATAAACCGCAGGTCTTCCACTACTTTTGTAGGCTACCACACCACCAACGCCCTTTACCAATATTTTAGAACCCGGCTTAACATTGATTTCAGGTGCCATAAACAATTTAATGACCTGAGTAACATCTGAATCAGCCTCATTCTCTGAATTGGAACTTATATTGCTGTAAGAAAGTCTGCAACAAACATCTGACTGCACCATTACCTCTTCAAAGTTAGTCACAGAAGAAACAACAACCTTTTTCTTTTCAAAAATATCAGCCCTAAAGTCATATGACATTTCTATTGCCTTTCTGGTTCTTAAAACTGTATTTTTCGAAAGCATTTAATCAGCTCCTCTCCACTGCACCTTAATCTGTTCAACATAACATTAAAAGCCTCATCAGAAGATGTGCCACCGAAATTAACAGAAGTATCTCCTACCTTTACAGAACTTACTGCCTGCTCTAAGTCAAATTCTTCAAGCTTACCTGTTGTCTTAAGCAAATACAAAAATTCACCGCACACTCTTTCACAGGCTGATTCAAACAATCCCTTTGGAAGTTTCTTAACATGGCATCTGGAATTTAACTCAGAAACAACTTTATCAATGCAGAACATCAATAATGAATAATCATCTTCTGAATACTCATAGCCAATGTTCTTCAATAATTCTATGACCTTATCTTCCAATAACTCCATCTCCTTCCTTTAGCTGTGAATGCGTGTATGACTTTAACTCAGAGTGCTTATACAATGATAAATAATCATTCGAAATAATTGAGACGGATATTGAAAATGTTTCTCCACAGTTTACAATCTGCTTACTTAACTTTGCATCAATAATGATGTTTTTATTCATCAAACCACCTCAATTTGTACTCTCTTTTTCAGTATTTCATCAGCAATATAATATGTAATCTCCAAACAATATCGCATTGACTTACTTAAAGGATTCAACTTCACCGTAATGCAATGCTCATTTATGGTGCAGTTTCCTTCTGTTTCAAGTTTCCTGTCCTTATAGAGCTTATATGTTGCCCTTGATATTTCAAATTCCTCATTCTTTGTAGACTTAACAAGAAATTTTAAATACTTGTCCTCACCTAAAATAAAGTTAATGTTCACACGCATCACCTCTTCTTAATAGTTCTATACAAAAACTGCTTTCTGACAATTCAGAAAAATAATTATCATTTTCCTTTTCAATGTCATATTCTGACGTTACAAAACCAATTTCATAATCATCATTAATGTATGTACATTGGTATGGTAATGGCTCAATGGTAAATTTCATTGCCGTTGCATCATAAGAAAATAACACATCAGTACAATATGCTATGTTCCCGGCTTCATCAAATGCAGTAAGTTCCATTACATACCTTCCACTCTTTTGTGCCGGTACCTCGGCAGTCCAGATGTCTCCCTTCAACCTTGTAAAGATAACATCCTGACCTTCAACCTTACCAATAAGCCTTACTACCATTTAGTCTGTAACCTCCACAGAAATTGTATATGTTGCGCCGGCATTAACTGGATTTGGCGAAATAGTAACTGACTGAATAACCGGTGCAGTCTGGTCAAGTACAACCTTCTTTGTAACTGTAGATGTCTTTCCTGCTCCATCCTTTGCCGTAATGACAATGGTATTTTCTCCTGTCACTAATGTAAGTGTCTTTGTAAAACTTCCATCACTTCCAACTTCAACAGTCTGTTCAGTTCCACCATTAAGCTTAATAGTAAGAGTTACCGGTGAGCTTGTAACATCATTAGTAGTACCCTTAACAACAAGAGATGACTGATTTGTAACAAGATTGTCAACCGGTGCTGATACTGACAATTCAGGTGGAACAGTGTCAACAGTAAATGTTACACTCTTCTGAGTTGCAACATTACCATCATAATCACTTGCGGATACCTTAATTGTGTGAGTTCCATCTGACAAAGCTGTAGTTGGTGTATAACTACATGTATAATTCTTTCCTGACTGTGTCTTAGTAATTCCTGTTGTAATTGTCTGGCTATCAATAATAAGCTTAATTGTTGATGGATTAACACCTGAATCTGCATCTGTAACAGTCCAGTTAATAACAGGCTTGTTATTAGTCAACTTAGCAGAAGATGAAGGTGCTGTTATTGAAATAACAGGTGCAACCTTTTCCTTAACCTTAAGCTGTAAGCTTGAACCAAGTGTTGTGTCCGTTGCATCCCTTGTCACACTGTTTCCAGCTTCATCAGTAGCCTTAACCTTAACATTATAATAATGTCCATTCTGATTGTATGATGATGTTGACGGAGCTGTTATTGTAGCCTCATACTTCTTAGTTGTGGCATTATATGTCAGTGTATGGGTTTGTCCGTTAATTACAACCTGTACTGTTTTTACTGCCATAGGTAATGCCCTCCTTATCCTAATTTATGTTTAAATGCAACAATTCTAATCTGCTTAGGCTCATAAACAGGATTCCAGTTAGCTGGGTCTGCAAGTTCTACTCTTGAAGGACCTTCTGTCTTTGCCACATTTGCGTTAGTAAAGGCAATTCCTCTAGGATGAAGAATTGTTGTTCTTCTGTTAATAAGGTAATCAACACCTGAACCCTTTCTCTTTGCTCTATCAGTTTCAGTTGGAACAAATCCTTCAGGATTTCCGTTGCCTAATGCAACTGCTCCATTACCAAAAAGATATGTTGTGTAAGCCTTAGTTTTTGAATCATATGGACATCCATCATCAATAATTACTCTCTTACCCTGATATGTACCAAATGCTACATCGTTTGATGGCTGTACTGTTTCGATAAGATTCTGTTTCTTAAGGTATGCTTCTGTAGCTGAATGCATACAGATACCTGTAAGCTGTGCTTTAGCATCTCCTAACTTCTGTTCTGCATCAATAAATGCTGAACCACTCCAATTAGCTGCATTTCCTGAATTACCTGAAATATCTAAAAGATTAGATGCAAGTCTTGTTTCTGCTGCCTTCTGTGGCTCCTTAACTTCCGGAATTGTTCCAAACACACCATTAAGAATTGCAATAAGTTCTTTCTGCATATCTCTTGCCCAGAACTGTGCCACCAAATCACCGATTGCTTTCATTGGATCTGCTCCTGAAAGTGCTGCTGATAAATCTGTTGCGCTCCACATTTTTGCTCTTCTTAATACTGCTGCCACATCCTTGTTTGAAGTAATTTTGTTATCTTCAAGGTCTGCTCCTTCAATTACCTGCTCTGATTCTCCTGTTAAATCCTCGAAGAATGGCATAGTTACTAATGGTGATGCCTGAGAAGCCAAAGCATCAAATTCAGCATTGTTTGTAACAATTCCACTATTAAATAATGCTGATAATTCCATTGTTCTGTTTAATACGTATGGAGTAAATAACTCCGGTACAATTACGTCCTGTAATGTTGTTCCTGGCATTTCTAATACCTACCTTTCCTAAATTTTTCATTAAATTGTAATTCCGGCTGCTGCTGCCATTTCCTTGGCCTGTGCCGGATTCTCCTTAAGCAGCTTGCCCTGCTCTGTTAAGTTAAATGTTTCCTTGGCAAAAGGATTCTTCGTAGGACTTCCACCCTTGCTAGGTTCATATCCTGCTTTCTGCTTAAACAGATGTGCCATAGTCTTATCTTCCCTGTAAGCCTTAATTGATTCGTCAACACCAATAGGATTGTTGTCCTTGTCAAATGTAAACTTATCAATTCCACCAGCCTTATAGATAAGATAATCAGGATCCAATACTCCCGACTTTGTAAGCTGTTCCTTTAATGCATACTGCTTTGTTGCATTAATCGCAGCAGTCTTAAGATTTCCGATTTCTGCTTCATAATCCTTAATCTTATTCTGGAGTTCCTCATTGTCTCCATTTTCCTTCTTTAATGTTGTGATTGTTGCATTAGCTGTCTTCAATTCCTCGCATTTATCATTAAACACGTTCTTTGGTACAGCGTGCTTAGGAAACTCTTTCTTTGCAGCTTCCATTACTTCATCAACATTAAGCTTTCCATCTGTAATCTGTGCTTTTTCAAGCAATTCCTTTAACCATTCCATTTTTACTACCTCCATAGATGTTTTATTCCAGTTCTACTGGTGATTGGATTCTACCGATATACCTTCGGCAAGGTATTTCTGTTCTTTAGTGCCTACAGAAAAAGGCATATAAAAAGAGAGCCTATTTCTAAGCTCTCTGATTAACGTTATTAAATTTTCAAAACATTTCAGGTCTTTTTTCAGAATATTGCACTGGGACAACTGATTGACTTCCAGCATTGCTAATTTTACTTGAAAGTTCTTCTATTCTGTTACTAAGTCTAATAAAAGTATCAATATCATCAATTCTACATTTACTCTGCATTTCCCTGCATCTTGTAATCTGTTCCTGTAATTCTTCCTTGTACATACTTGTCCTTTCTTATTTTAGGGTATAAAAATACCACCTAGCTTTTTGACTAAGTGGTTATTAATCATATATCGCCTTATCCTGTTTTATATACTTAACATTATCTTTTATATTTAAGTCTATATTCTTCTGGTATATCAAGTTCTTTGACTCTCTTCAATTCTTTATCATTTTCTAAACCTAATCCCATATCCGTTTGATTTCCAGTTGTCTTGTTAATTTTTAACACAAAAGCACTGTAGTTAACAATTTTCGAGTCCGCAAACCCTCCCATAAAATACCAATCTTCCTTTGTTTCTCCCGAAACATCAATTCCATAATCTAGTTTACTATCAAGAAATCTTTTTATTGCTTTTCTACATGCTTCATCAAACGTCATACAACTCACTCCTCATAACAATATGGCTTCCCCTATCATTAGGTACCAAATTGTCTATTCTAAAGAATTCCATTTTAGAATATCTTTCCAAATACTCAGTTATATCTTTACTATTATTGTATATTTCTTTTCCTTGAACGTCAATAATATTAAAACCTTTTTCTGTCTTTTCTCCTATAAATGTATGTCCATTATCGCCTCTCTTTCTGTTAAATATGCCATTACTGTTTCCATATAATGCATTAATTTGAATTCGCATTTCTTGATTTCCATTATTCATATATTTTTTTATATATTCATATGCATTAATATTGTTCGGAATCTTTTCTATTTTTATATTTTCCCAATTTTCCCATATTGATGCAGGATTTGTAAGTGCTACTTTATTGTATTCTTTTATTGCCACGACATTATATCCTCTCTTTTGCATTTCGTATGCCATAGCACAATTTACACAATTTACTTTTGAACCTGAAGGGTTTAACGCTGCTAAATCCTCTTTATTCGTACCTATCTTTATATCCTGTTTTACCCAAGTTTTAGGAATTCCTGTATATTTAATATTTTTAACCAATTTGTTATCAACATATATTCTCTTCCAATCTTTATATTTTATTTCTTCTGGAACATAATACGTATCATCCTCTTCATCTCTTGCAATTCTCTCACCTTCATTTGCAAATTCATCATCAAAATAAGGTGCTGTGCAGCTTCTACAGTTAACATGAAATGGCGGAGCTGTTACCCCCTCTTCATATTCGCTCATTTTGAATACTTTGCCATCCATTTCCTGGCAGATGTCCGATGTATGGCCGTCCAATGTAGCTACAATCTCATATCTTTCAACATCCAACTCCTTAAAGCATTCCTTTTGAGCCGTTGAACTAAAATAAGCCGATTCAGTCATTACAAGTCTTCCAGCATTAGCTTTGCTTACATTCATCTTGCTTGCAATCTGACTTATTGCTTTATCTGGTCTTGAACCTGTAATGCACATTTGACTTAAACTTGTATGTAACTGATTTATAAGCTGTGTCTTGTTGCCCCATATTCTGTCACTGAAATTCTTACCATCAGCTAACCAAGGCTTATTTACCACTTTTTCAATTAGCTTGTCATTTAAAGTTGCAAAATTTGAACCAACACCCACACCCTTTTGAATTTCAAAGGCTGTTCTGTAATAACTATCCTTGTAAACATCCTTTATGTGCTTACTTACTTCATCATTCAGGTTTCCAAAAGCTGTTTCTGCCTGCTGTCTACACTGTAACTCCAACGCTTCAAGCCTGCTTATGTGAGCCTTGGCAGATGCATTTTCAAGTTCCTTTACCCATTCACCTGAAAAAGCGTTTTCCCTGCCCTTTTTTATGTATTCCTCTACATCCCACTTAAGTTCCTTTAATTCCTTATCATTAAGGGACTTTCTTGCTTCCAACAGAGACATGTTATTATTATCCGCATATCTCTGATACCAGGCATTTATCTTTTCTTCAATTATCTTCTGAGACTTATCAAACTGCTCCTGAATATCCATTGTCTTCTTTACGGAAATCTGATGTGTTGCTTCCTCCATCTCAACGAACCTATTCTTCCAGTATTCACTATTCTTCATCCACTCCACCTACTGAGTTATCATCATCTTTAGCCGAATCATCAACATTGTCATCATCTTCATTTGACTTTTTCGTAAACATCTGCTGATATATGTCAGCGTTCTGTGTTTTTTCTTCATTTTCCTTCTTAAGCTGTTTAAGTTCTGCTTCAACATCCTCAACAAACGGATGATTCTTAAGTATTGTTTTCTGGCTAATGATTCCAACACTGTCCTTGCATATGGCTGCCTGCTCCTGCTCATTCTTAATACAGGTTCTTGTCCAAGTCTGAACAATGTTGTCACACTTAATGTTCTTAAAGTTGCAGATTGCTCTTACCAACTTGGCAAAACCTAACTGAAACTCTGTTTCCATTAATCCTGTTTTCATTTCCAATAATGAATACATAAACTTAAGAGCCTCTCCTGACTGATTCCCAAAGTTTTCAGGTCTTGGATCAAATCCCTGTCCCTGTTCGAAAATAGCCTTTCTTGTGGCATCAAGAACACTATTTCTTGCTTCAATAGGAATCTCAATGTTAAGAGTGCTTACACCTGCACCTTCTTCTGCATCCATTTTTATAACCTTGTATTTCTTCAAATCCTGCAGGAATCCATTTAAATCTGTTCCACCATATCCGGAAAGAACAAATATAAGCTCCTGAACATCTTCAAGGTCATTAATAAAGCCACTAAACACCTTGTCGTACACATCAATCAAAGGCTTAATGTTATCAAGGTCAGAAGACTTAATGTTGTTATTAAAAAACGGAATAAAAGGTATTTCCTCCATTCCGTGACTGTACTCATTTACAAGTTCGCCTGTTGTCGGGTTTTCAAACATTGCATAATCTGTCAAATTCTCATAAGTTTCATCAGACTGCTGTCTTCTATACACCTGACACTCTTCCTTGTCCCAATATTCATAAATTGTATAATTTTTCCCATCTGTTTCATCTATCTGTGTATATACTCTTAATACACCTATCAACTTCTGTTTTGTTGACTTATTCCACACCGGAACAACCTGTTTACTGTCAATAACTGCCCACTCAAATTCATTAAACTCATTAGTCCAATAATGAACCCATGCAACTCCTGCATTAGCTGCATTAACACAAAGCTCCATACATTCTTTTCTATATTCATCTCCCAAGACCTTTAATATTTCTGCATTAGCTTTTGAACTACCAATATCAAAAGTAGGCGGTGTAGTGAACGCATAAGCTGCTTTCTGGTTAACTATCAATCCGTGAAAGTTGCGTGGTATTCTATTATCTGCATTTCTTAACGGATGACCTTCTTCATCCTTTTTTTCATCTCCATAAAATATATCACTCTTATTTCTATAGTATCTGTCGGCAATGTCACATCTAATCATATACATTGTATGCCCCGGCATATACTGACTTAATAATTCCTTCATTCTAACTAAATCCACTTGTTTCACCTCTTTACTTTAATACTGATAATCCGTCAGACTTCTTAGCACAATCCTCTGCAATTCCTGTTGTTGCATCCTGTGCATCGTCATGATCATTCTTTCCTTCTCTCTGATACCTTGACATTGCCTTATAATAATCAGGCCATCTGTTCTTCCAGTCTTCAGGAAAATATATGTGTTGCATTACCCACGCTGAATTTGAAAAAATTCTTGCATTCTTGTTGTTATGCTGTGTAAACCACTTAATAACTGTCTTGTTACTTTTTAATTCATCCTGAAGTATTCTTTTAACACTTCTGGCAAATCCTCTACCACCATTATTTGATTCGATTCTTGCAATATTTACATTTCCATCAAATAACAGCTTAGCTGTTAACGGCTCTGTAACTTCCATTGGTTCCTGCGTATATATAACATCAAGTACGTACGCTTCATTGTCAAATGTTACTCCGTAGTTAATACTGCATAAGTAATCCTTACCTTCATCTGCGGTATCTGTATAATTTCTAATCTGCTTAAATTGTGGCATTTCTTTGTACGTCTTAAATGAAGTGTACATTCTGCCCTTTATGTCAATAGGATTCTGCTGATAGTTTGCTTCTGCAATATCTATTCCCATTGACATCTTTTTATTTTCGTATGATCTTTTTGACAAAATTTCAGGACAAAGCATTGTTCCATCTTTCTTAACAGCCTTATAGCATATATGCCTTACCTTTACGCCTATGCTCTTAAAGTGTTCCAATGCCCTGCCAGCCAAATCCAAACTATGCCATCTTGTCATTACAATGATAATCTTGCCACCCTCTTCAAGTCTTGACATCATTGTGTCCGTAAACCAGGTCCAATGATTATCCAGAATATTTGCATTATTAGCTTCCAGTGCTGACTTAATCAAGTCATCAATAATCATTAACGTTGCACCAAAACCTGTTGCCGTTCCTGTTGGGGATGTTGCCAAATAATTGTTATAGCCATTTTCAAGTGACCACATATTCATTGCACCATCACCACGTTTAATGGTTACTCCCGGGAACACATCTGAATAAACAGCCTTGTTTTCATCTGCCTTTGTTTCAAGAATCGTGTTTCTCACGCCCTTTGAAAACGTTGTAGACAATGTTTCATTGTATGAGCCTGTCATAATCTTCTGTGTTTGGTCATTTCCAAGAACCCATTCAACAAAATTGCCAACAGTTCTAGACTTTCCATGTCTTGGTGGCATATTAACAACCATTACTTCATAATCTGATTTTATGAACTGCTGCAACTCATTACAGAAATCACGTAAAAAACCCCTGTCTTCCTTGTAGAAGTCAGGAGCCTTTAATTTGCAGTACTGCCAAAAATTTCTTCTTGCCAGCTCTACCCTTGCATAAAGCTTTACTAAATTCTTATTCAGATTCAAGGTCCTCACCTGCCAATCTAAGCAGTTGTTCAGTACTTAATCCCTCAAAAGGATTATTAACATTTCCTGACACCTCAACCTTATCCTTAAACATTCCTAAATGTCTTCCCAACAGTTCCAAAGCCTTTACCTTGTCATAGGTAGTCAGCTCTATTCCATTCTTGCCCTGCTTAATACCTGAAATAGCCTTAATCTGTCTTCTTGAAAGCTCATCAGTTTCAGTAATCTCAACTGCCTGATAATACATCTGATTTCCTTCACTATCCAATGCCGGAACATAATCACCATCCGGTGTCTTCATCATCACCGGCTTAGTCACAACCTTGGCATATTCAGAACCATTGGCAAAGGCAACTGCTGCAAGCTCCTGAATCACATCATCTTGCGTAACCTCAATTCTTTCCAACCTGTCCTTAATTCTTTCATCTATGTATTTCTTAATCTCCAGAACATTCATAAGACGAGCGGCTGCCGCTGCTGCTGTATTATCATTTTTGACGTGTGGATATGCTTCCTTATACGCCCTTGTTCCATTCAGATCAATCAAATATTCATTTGCAAATATAACTTGTCTTTCAGTCACTGCAACCGCTCCTTTCTTTACTAATTTTTTGCATTAAAAAAACACCCTTCAGAATAACACTGTTTTATGCCAACAGCATTCTCCGAAGGGTGTGAGTTTCTTTTAATAATTAAATTTCTAATTTAACTATTTATTTATATCTGTATCTATTATTCTAAATATCCTTTTTATGACCATAAATAAATTTGATACCATAATAAACGACAGCCCATATATAATGCTACTAAACCACACATTATACATAGCTGTATAAGTGCAAAAAAAACAAGCTATCAATAATATTATGCTTACCAAAATTTCATACATTATCGCATAATATGTTTCTATAATCGCTTTTTTTGATATTTCATATTCACTACTATAGTAACTTTTATCACCTTTTATTTTAGCTTTCATCTCTATCACTGTACTTAACAGCGTAAATAGCATTGCTGTTAAAATTGATATTACTATTGTAATGTTATCTAAAATATCACTATTTATATTTTTATACATTGCTGCTGAACATCCTAATAAAATGGGTACTATTGTATAATTAAGTATCGGCAAAATTCTATATTTATTGTCCCTTTCTCTTTTAAAACATTCAAAATGATTTTTAATTATATCCTTGAAAGATAAATAATCTAATTTTGCTCCGATTACACTTATTATATATATTACCACAGCAACAGCTAACAACACATATTTCATGTCAGAAATAGTTGTTTTTATCAATTTATCAACTCCATTTCTCTTTTACACAATAAATCCTAACAATTTCAAATATTCACATGCCGTTTCCAACATTCGTATCTTTAGGGAATTATATGTAGGTATTCCACCATCAATTCTTACTTGCTCTGTTATATCTTCATTAATTTTTAATTCTGAAAGATTATTTAAATCAATTGTTTTTTTCTTTTTATTCATAGAGAATTCAAATTTCAACACATCATAATTAAATTCTGGTAACTCAATAATATTTGTACTCGCTCTTTGTCCTCTTAAGCACTCTATTATTTTATCTCTTTTATTTTTTACAAACCCAACAGGATTTATTATTATATGTTCTTCTCTAAGTTTAACCCCATTATTCACACCTAATCTATTCACAGTTTCTTCCGGAACTTCATATCGTATTAATCTTATCTTTTCCAATTTCCCCCTATCCATAATTCTTTTTACATATTCAATTGGATAAAGTGGTCCCCAAACTGCAGTTTTGTTAATTTTATTTTTTGATAAACACTTATTAATATAAGCTGTAAATACTGATTTTATTCCTAAATTTCCTAATGTCTGCAATATTACAACTGCTTTATTTTTATCTCCTTCTGCTAAAGCTATGCAAAAACCAAACGGAAGTACTTCTGCCTGTGTAGATTTTTTCTCAACTGTCGAATTATCTATAGCATCTACCAATTCTGATTGAACACCATATTCTCCTGTTTTTATAATTCCTGATAATACTGTATATTCCTTTCTTCCTTTTACATTTATGTCTTTAATTTCAATATTATCAAATTTATATAATCTTTCACTCCCTTGATCGTTTGCATATTCTTTACCATTTTCATCAATATAGTCATTTATTACTTTCAGAAGACTCTTTGATTCAAGTACATCATTCAAATTAATATTTTTCTCTTCTTCCGAACTATATAACGACATTCCATAAATACTTAACCCAACTTTTTTTGCCATTTCTGTTCCCTCCAAGTTTTTCTTCAATCATATACCCAAAATATACAATTTTCAACAAAAAAGAACAGCCCGAAGACTGCTCTCAAAAAAAAACTTTAGGGGAAATTTTCAAAAAATGACGGGATACTATCATTTCTTCAAACTTCAACAGGTTAATTATATCATACTGCTTTTGTTAATTGTGTTAATTTGGTTAATCTTTCAGCAATTTTGATATTATTTGAGAAACCCTACCATGAGTATATCCCACATCTTTTGCAACCTCTGAAACTTTCTTTCCCTCAATGTATCTTAAAACAAATATTTCCTTTATTGTTGCATTGTCTATATTATCAATAAACTCTTCCACCTTTGTATTATCACTCTTGGCTTTGCTGACTTCCTGCTCCCACTTTTCCAGATTACGTATTCGCCTATCTGATTCCACAGGTTCTTCCATCTGAACCGCCATATGCGTTTCTATATATGGATGCTCTGCCATTGAGCTTTTTACTTTTCCGTACACTGTCGGAATGTCCTTGTACTTTTCATCTTCAATTTTTTTCATATTGCGTTCAATCAGTCTTTCATTGACCTTGTACGCTTCCAGTTCTTTTCTAGTCACTTTACCAATCCTTTCTCTATTTTTCTGCATAAAAAAACCAACCACCGAATATTGATAGTTGGTCTGTTTGGATCTATTTAATTATTTTAACAGTTACATCATAGGATTTCTTTTGTTTTTTTTCAAATTTAACCATATCCTCTACTTGCTTTGCTTTGATTTCATCACATAACAATCTTAAATCTCTCACTTCTCGTTCCAGTTTTTCCAATTGCTCTTCTTTCGTCTCAGGTTGTAATATATGCACAAAGGCACTAGCTATTTCGACCATTGCTAAAATGATTGATAAAGCTGAAGGAAATGTCATATCCGGAACCTTGAACCATCTAATCTCTCCTTTTTTAAAGTCGACACACGTTGCAATAAAAATCAATGCTGCACTTGCTACTGCCTTAATCACCGAAAACCACTTTTCACCATTAAAATATTTGTATTTACCAAACGTTTGAATCATCGATAGTACAAATACAATTGTTATCATTATCAAAAAAGCATCAATTAAAAATTCAATAAGATTCCCATTAACGACAAAATTATCAAAAGTGTTTTTCATTTCAACTTTCCTTTCTTTAGTAATACTCAAATTATATCATTCCAACTACCCATATTCAATTGTCAATGTACCTTTGTTTCTAATCCTTATCCTGCAACTTACATATCGCCCACAAGACGAACACTGCTCCAATTACCAGGACTATTGCCAATGTGTTAATTATCGACATCTAATCACCTTCTTTCATAAATACCAACCAATGCGTTTTTGCTCTCCGATTTCCCAATATAGGTTTTTGTGAAAACAATGGTAGTATTTCCGATAGTTTTATTTGCTCTTCGTTCCACTTAAATATCAAAGTACCATTAGGCTTTAATACCCTCATGCACTCTGAAAATCCTTTGCTTATATCTTGTCTCCACGTATCAGATAATTTTCCATACTTTTTGGCCATCCACGAATTTTCTCCTATATGCAACAAATGCGGTGGGTCAAATACAACCATATTAAAACTGTTATCTGCAAAAGGAATATTTTTAAAATCACCAATAATATCAGGATTAATTTCTAATTTCCGTCCATCACATAAAACGTCTTCTAATTCTCTACAATCCATAAATGTTACTTTGGGATTATTTTTATCAAAGTAAAACATCTTACTACCGCAACATACATCAAGTATTGGTGTTTCCATCTATTCCACCGCCTTTTACTATCTCGACCACTTTGTGATAACCTGCAATACCAGTATTAGGCACTCTGCTATATTCCAATTGTTCTAAAACCTTATCCACGTCATAGGCTGTTGGCTGTTCTTCAACTGCATTTATACAATCTTGAATCACTGCACTTACGTGTATACTTTCAATATCTTGTATATCAATAGGGCTTTGCTGTAACATAAAATCATTTAAATGTAAAATTAATTCGTCCGCATCTATTAATCTCATTCTAATCACCACGCTTCTATGTCAAATTCTTTTCTTTGAATTTTTGTATTACTAATCTTTTTATAAATATCAACATACATTTCATCCTTGTCTCTGTTGTATGTAACTTCTGCGTATCTGTCACCCATTGGCTGTCCCCAAATAGTACACTTCTTATAACCTAATTCGTGCGCAAACCACACTAGGTCTAATTCGCTAATGTTAATATTTTCGTTTAATACTTTAATCACTGCATTCTTTGCAGCCTTTTCAAATTCGTAACTTGTCATTCCTCTCACTCTCCTTATTCTGGTATTCCGAAGTTCTTATATGTTGCTGAAAAACTAAATTGTTTGCCACACTTATAGCAGGTTTCAGTTATGGTATACATTTTTTCTTTGTCGTTACAGTAAGTTTGTGTTTCCCCTGTTTTAAACTTATGTCCTCCTGTTAGCAAACACATTATTCTATTCATCCTCTTCTCCTTTTAGTTTCTTTACGATTTCTTCAATTTTTGTAATAGATATTGCATATTCATGATAATTTGTCTGCCCATTATCATTTAATAAAATAATCTCATTCTTTTTGATTTTAGCAAGCATATCATCAATTGCTTTTTTATATGCCTTTTCACAAAATTCTTCTGCTACATAATAATCTACATATTCATCATTAAATGCTGTTTCAACATTACTCCATAATTCACGTTTTAATTCTTTTAATCTATCTTCCATCTTCCTGCTCCTCTCTGTATGGCTCTGGTAATGGTTGCCAAGCAATAATATCAAATACACTTTCATAGCCATTTGACCAACCGTGATGATAATATGACACTCCTATCATTCCATCTTCATTAGTGGTTAAATATGCTTTTGCTTCTGGTTCAAAAGTTTCAGGTAATCTTTCATTACATAGAATCCAACTATTGTTTGCAGTTTTTTCAAAGTTAAAATCTTTTTTGCATTCTTCGTAACCTTCCTGATGAGCTTTGTATATTTCTTCTTCCAACAACTCTTTCACTGCGTACAATCTCCACTCATCACCATCTTCATACAAATCCATTGGTGCTTCTTCTGGAACATTAAATTGAATTAAATACTCTCCAAAATAGTAAGATTCTTCCATCGCTTCAAATGCTTCTCTAGCTGTAATCTTTCCACGCTTTTTAGTTAGTTTAAAATATTGCGCATTTTTAGAATCTAATTCTTTTGTAATTCTGACCTTTGCCATACTGTTTCCTCACTTTCCGCTAGTTTTGCGTAATTCCAAGAAGAGCAACTATCTTCACTCTTTACCGTAAATGACGTACCTCCATCATCCCACGCATATACTGTCCCATTTTCAAATTTTGCAAAATGACGAGGAACCCACGTTTTTTCGTCACCATTACTATCTGTTTCACAATCTCTTACATAAATCGGTGTATCAACCTTGACTTTCGACCAGTCAACTTCTGGCTCTTTGTATTCTGAGAATAGCCAATTTAGGGCTTCACCAGAACAAAAGTCAATATTGTTATTAAATAAACATTCGTTACACAGCAAACTACTATTACAGATACGTGGTTGTCCTTGTATTAGTGCTAATCTATCAATGTCTATAACGCATAATTCCACTAATTTATCTTTATATTTCTCAATATTTAACATTTCTCTCACTCCTTAACATTTCTTAACATTTTTGTCCTTTAGTTCTAAATTAAATCAAATATATTCATCTGATTATCATCCTCATAGACAAGCATTTCATTCTTAGCTCTTGTATAGAAATTCTTGTCTATCTCGAATCCAAACGCTGACCTTTTCAGCTCTCTTGCAGCTCTTAGTGTAGATCCACTGCCACAGCAAGGGTCGATAACAACATCGCCCTCATCTGTAAAGATTTCTATTAATTGCTTCAATACAGTTACAGGTTTTTGCGCTGGGTGTATTTTGGGAATTTCCTTTCCGTCTCTTTCCCATTTAAACCAGTTGAATATCATACGACCTGTTCCTCTGATTGTCTTTCCGTTTTCGTCCGTCTGAGCTCCATTTCTGAATTTGGGCAATTTATCTCTATACAGCACTAATGCATATTCTGTCGCTCCAACTACTCGCATATTTGCTTTTAGTACTTGTGGACTGTAATTTTTGATGAATATCAACGGTATGTAGTGGATGAATCCGTGCTTCTTTGCTGCGTCTATCAGTATTGGCATTTGTTCAAAGCTGCAAAATACAATCATACAAGGGCTGTTACTGCTTCTTCCTCTGTTAACTTGCTTTTTATCGTCTTTCTTCAACATCTTTGAACAAAAATGGAAATATTCATACAAATTAAAATTAAAATCAGAATTAAACGCTGACTTACCAGCATATTTGCTTTCGCCATTTTTGTTATCTCCGCCTTTGTACCACATTGGATTACTACCATAAAAGTTATTTCCAACATTATACGGAACATCAGCAATTATTAGCTGTGCTGGCGGTATTGCGTATTTCTTGTAATTTTGCATATTGTCTCTGTAAATTTCACATTTTAATTTTTTTTTCATTTCTTCAATCGGAGTAAGAATTCTTTTATGTGCGCACAACTCTTCTCCTTTCGATTTTTTTATTTAATCACTGTTCTTAAGTCTCTTCTTTCGCTGTCCATGTCTATTCCACATTCTTCTGCAATTATGCTTATCTGCTCTTCCCATGTGCTGTAATCCTCTGCAATGCATTCAGCCTTGTTGTCGAATCTCTCAAACATCTGCTTTATTCTTTTGTTACCAAAACCAAATTCATCATGCATTGTTACAGCCATTAGGATTTTTACATACAGTACTGTGTTGTACTTAACATTGTCACTGAATTTGTCTAAGTCTGCCTTTGATACCCTTAAAGGTAGGTCAATGGCATTTCTCATTTTCAGGTCTGCTTCCAAGGCATCCAATCCCTTTTCTCTTGCAAGCCTCAGAGCATATGCCATACCCTCACGTCTTGCCTGTTCTTCTTTTGACATTCTTGCCATCCTTATTTCCTCCATTGCCATAAGCCTTTGCTCTAAAAATCTTTAGTGCATTGTCTCTTGGTCTTCCGTCATTTATGAACTCTTCCTGTTCGTGTGTTAAAATGCAACCAAATTCCTTACTTGTCTTTTTTCTCATTCATTTTCTCCAGCTTCGCCTTAAGCTCTGCTCTCTCTTCCTTGATTCTTGCCAATCTTACGTGATCATCTGCTGATAAGATTGAAACTGAAAATAAAATTTGCGATTCCATTCTGTCCAATTCCTCTAAGCGAATTTCTATGTCCTTAATATCCTTAACTTTCATTTTGTTGTTTCCTCCTTAAAAAATATGAAATCCAATACTGTACTGGCCATTTCATCAAATAACTTTCCGTTCTTTTCATCTGTGTATTTTTCATTCTTTTTCTGCTGTAACTCCATTACCATCATTTCACATATGGAATCTTCCGTTTCAGCAGTTATTTTCTGATTCTTGTATTTAAATATTATCTTTCCAATGTCTGTTATTGCGTTATATATGATTTTAAACTTATCCATTTTCTCACCTAAAAATCAAATGGTAACTGTCCATCTTCCGGGATGTCCACAAATCCATCTGAATCCTTGTTCCATCCATAATTAATCGAAAAATCCCTTGTGTCTGATATTCTTTTTGAAACCTCATCATAATAAAGCTCCACACCCTTATCTCTTGTAAGCTTTCCCGTAAGTCGATTCTTGGATATTGACAGGTATCTTTCATCTTCTTCCAAATCCTTGTCACCCTTGTATGTCATTACAACGTCAACTCTGTTTGTTATGTCAGCTGATCCTGATACCTCATCATTTTCATCCAAATTACCTGCTGAGTTTTTTCTTGGATGCACAATCAGCAAAACCACAATGTTATGTCTCTTTGCCAGCTTGCATAACTTGTTAACAAACATGCTCTGCGCTCTGTATAAGTCAGAATTAACATTAATTTCAATTGAGGTCATTAGATTGTCAATAAGCACCATGTCAATGCCATACTGCATTACTGCATCCTCCAATGTCTTTAACAGATTCTCCGGCTCTTCATCTTCAAGAACATTGTTGTCGTATATGTATGCCCTGCCCTTGTACCAGTCATTTATTTTTTCAATGTTTGATTCTGTAATGAATCTTGTTTGTTCTCCAAACTTGTTTGTTGTCTCAATTATGTTGCCCGGTCCTGCAATCTGAAAGTCTATCCAACGTTTAAAAAAGTAATCCTGCAATTCCCCTGAATAAGCAAATATTTTCTTGTTCTGGTTTAATGCTGATACACAAAATTGACTTGCAAGTGTTGATTTTCCTTTTCCACGTTTTCCTGTAAGCAAAACAACCTGCCCCTCATAAAAACCACCAATAATGTTGTCTATGGACTTTATTCCACTTTTTATCTTGTCCATTGAATAAATATCAACATTCTTAACATTAGACAAATCCTTTACTCTTCTTACAGGTAATGGCTTGGCATTTTCAACTGCTGCCTTTACGGCTTCCTTTCCATGTTTCTGTAATATCTCATTGGCATCCTTGCATTCTCTGTAATCTGCTTCCTGAACAGCATACACACTTCCGGGAAATCTTGTTTCCAGTTCATTTAGCAATGTCATTGAGCCTTTTTCAAAATCTCCAAAAACAATTAATTTTTCAAATTTTGAAAACCAGTTCCAACAATACGGCACCCAAGTAAAGCCTCTTGCTCCGTTTGGAACTGACACCGCATTTTCAATGCCTGCCTCTGCCACTGATAAACTGTCAATCTGTCCTTCAGTAATTACCAGTGTTTTATTTTCCATATTGCACTGTTCCATTCCAAAAAGAATGGGTTTACAGTTTGCTTCAAACCATTCCTTGTTTTTGTCCCTTGACTTGTCAAAGTCTGTTTTTCTGTACTTTGTTGTTACCAACATTCCATTTTCATCAAAAAAAGGAAATACCAGAATGTTGTCTTTTTCAGGAATGGTTGTCAGTTTATATTTTCTTGTTGTCTCTTCACTAATGCCTCTGCTTTGCATATAAGCTACTGCCGGCTCTCTTGTCTTGATTTCCTTTTTTCTTGGCTTTACAAATCTTGAATAATCCCTGTTATAATATCTGTCATATTCTGTACCCAATGAAAAATCAAAATCCTTTGCAAGAGTAATCATGTTGCCGTGTGCTCCACAGCTTGAACGTTTACACTCAAACTGACCTGTTCTTGTGTTGATTGAAAATGTTTCCCTGTCCCTGTGTCTGCCACCCTTGCAGTACGGACAGTAGGCAAATATCATTTCTTCACCAAAGTTTCTTGCCATTGCCCCGACATGAGTTTTAAAGTTTTCTGCATCTTCTCTCTTAAATTCATAATACCTACTCATATCCAAGCTCCCTTAATTCCTGGTCGGTCAGCTCCCTTCCCGGAGCTGTGCCGACGTCTTCTTTTTCATTCTTTTTTAATTCTTTATCATTCTTATCATTCTTGTTTGTGTTTTTTTGATGTTTTTTTGATGTCTTTCTGATGTTTTTTTGATGTTCATATTGCGGTTCTTTTACATTGCCTGTACCTTCCACAATTCCTTGATATTTCTCATAATTTATTAATTTTATGACGGTCTTTTTCGTGTCACTTTTTTGGCTTATCATCTCTACCATTTCTAATTCATTAAGAAATTTTGTGACTTTTGTTCTTGACCATCCCCATCGTTCTCCTAACATCCTTTTGCTGGTCACTACTGTGCCCGGTGTCACATTCAAAAATGTTGAATTAAACAAAAATTCATGGTCCTTGTGATTTGCCAGCATTATCATATCAACCCAAGCCTGTCCTCTTGCAAAGGGCTTGTCTTCCCAAAGATCATTTTCCATTATTTCTCTGTATACCTTAACCCAACCCTTGCTTTTCTTTTTCTCCATATGCTGCCAAATGCTCCTTTAATTCTCTAAATAAAATCTCCTTTATTATTTTTCCTGAATTTTGTGGTGTGCAGAAAATAGGAATCATGTTGTAGCGTGGCATCCACGCACACAATGATGCGATTAAAGCCTTTGAGTTCATTCTGCTTGAATAATCATGGCGCAAAATCTTGTCCATACTGCCATTTTCTATTAACAAATATACTTTTGCTCCATCCTTTACTGAACGTTCAAATTCTGCCTCAAATCTTTTTCTTTCCTTTCCCATACACATTGCCAATTCATCAATATCCATCTTTCGCTCAATTACAACTTTGTTTTCTAATGAATACTCTTTATTATTGGGCAGAGCACACTTGATTGAATAATCTCCATAATTTAGTTTTTGTCTTATTGCAGGACAGCCAAATTGGCTTATCCTGCGTTCTAATTTACTTGTTGGTTGCTCTCTTGTGTCATAAAGAATTGTTATGTTTTTGAGCGACTTTTCAATGTCAAAAATGTCCATGATTAAAAGTTAAACGGAATCTGTTCTCCGTCCACATTGTCAGGAATGTCAACAAAGTTGTTATCATTAGATGGTTTTGCATTTGGATTCTGGTCTAAATACTTAACTGCCGGCATTTCAAAATCTCCATCTTTTATTGTTTCCACAGTTTCCAATCTAACAGGTTTTGTAGAAAATCTATTGGATCCGTCGCTTGCAATAAACTCTTCTTCTCCAAATACCATGCCAACCAATAATCCTAATAATTTTTCAGGATGTTCCCAGTCGAAATGATACCCATTGTTACTGTCCTCAAACTTTCCAATATTTGTTTTAAATCTTCTAAGCTTCCAGTCGTTTGCTTCTGCCTCTTCTCCAGGAACCATCATATAAAAGTTTCCTCTCCACTTTTTATCTTCTGATGTATTTTTTTCATAACCTTCCTTGTAAAAGTCTTTAAACTCGCCCTCACAAATGTCAAAGGCTAATACAAGCATGTCATTTCCACTTTTGCTCGTTTCTTCCTTTACGTTAATGATCTTACAGATGTAACCTCCTGCTGGTAACTTCTTTCCACCTGTGTATGTTTCTGCGCTGTCATAATTTCTTGGTTTTCTCATTGATTAATTCTCCTTCTCTGTGTTTTTATTGTTGTTATTAAGTTCCCAATAATCTCTTATTGTTTCATCTACCAATTTCAAATCGTTATCTATTTTCATATCAAACATTTCCATTGGACTTTTGCATGTATTAGATCCATCTGACTGCGTCACAAAGTAATGTTCAGAGCCTTCAACTGTTGTCATTAAAACAATTGAAAATAGTCCTTCAACTGTCAGTTGATTATCCAACATTTTTCCCAGTGTTTTTGCCTTAATTTGTCCACTGTCTGTTAGCTCTGTGTGATGCAGAAAATAAACAATACAATCATCTGGTGTTTGAGTAATTATAAAGCTGATTAAGTTTTTAAAATTAAGTGCCATATTGGTAAATTTGGTGTAGCCCGTCTCTTTAGCATGATCAAATGATTCAAAAGCCATAAGATACTGACTGTCGTCTATTACATATGTTTTCTTTTTAGGATTCTGTAACACCTTGTAAATAATGTTGTATGTAGCATTATTCACTATTGGAAGTTTTTTTCTAAATGGTAAGGGCTTTCCTGCTACATTGAAAATACTTACTTCTTTCTCATCAAAATTTCTCATCGATGTTGATTTTCCAGAACCACTTGCTCCTAAAACTAGTACTGGTATTCCCATAAATATTCCTCCTATTTAATCTGAATGTTTGAATTGTTGCTTAACAGAACTCCCTTAAATGTTTCTCCCTGCTTTAATGCTTTCTTAAGCTCAGCCTTGTTGATTGTAGGTTCAGAATATTTCAGGTAGTTTTCTGCCTTGTCATCAGACATGAATGCTTCTGGATCTAATATCTCAACTGATTCAGATTTTCTAAATGACAATGCACACTTGTCTGTGGTAAACTTTTCTCCCTGCAATACTGACGATAAATATCTTTTAATCGACTCAGCCTTATTCTTGGCAGCCTTTTCCCTTTCTGCAAATGCATTCTTTTCTGCCTTTAATGCTTCCGCATCTGCCATTAGATTCTTGTACCAACAGGCAAGATTTTCAATCTTTGTGTCTCTTTCAAGTGCAAGGTTGTTAAGAGCTTCTACGTCCAGAATCTCTCCTGTTTCTGTATCTATGCAATTTTCAATTTCTGCATTAATCTGATATAGGTTCATTTGTTTCTTCCTCCTGCTCCTCTAATTCTTTTGGTTCTTCAATTTTTAATACTACTTCTATTTCATCGTCTTTATCCTTTTTTCTGTAATGTTCAACAACCTCTGCCATAAATTTTGTTGCTTCATCAGCAATTGAAAAAGCAAATTCTGTTTCACTCCAGTTCTTTTTGATTATTACCTTGTATTTATTCATCCTTATTTTCCTCCAACATTTCATCCGTGCAGTGCATCAATAATGTAACCAGTATTACCATTCCCAGAGCCACAAGTAACTGCCCTGCTTTGCTGTCTACCTCAATCCAGCCATTGACTAACATCACTGCTCCTGTTATTACTCCTATTACCACGTTCTTGAATCCGTTAAGTACTCTGTACTTTTCAGCGATAATGTGGTAATCTTTAAGTGGTTTATTTTTGTAAGAGCTTGAACGTAGTGGTGTATATTCAGGCTCTTCTTTTTTTGTTTCTTTTACTTCTCTTACTTCAAGTCTTTTGTTTGTTTCCATTGTTTCTTTTTATCCTCCTGTTATTTACTAATTATTTTGATTATGTCCACCAATTCAATCACCCCTTTCTCTTTTGTGTAGATTATAATTATGGAATGTATTCCCTAATCTCTTTAAAATTTCTTCTGCTTTTTCGTTAGACACTATGCAATCATCATGAATGATTATTTGTGTTCTTCCGATATTAAATTCCTCTACTACCATCCCCTAACCTCCTTCTGTTCTTTTTAATACGATATGTTTATTTGAATTTGTCCTATTCCTACTTACATTTTGATGAAGTAATCCATTACAATTATTAATCACGTTCCAGCACAGCCCATATTTTATTTCTTTTTATCTTCCATTGTGGTTTCTCCTAAAACTGAAAATCTCTTGTATAAAATGTGTGATACCAAATTCTTAATGCCCGCTCGTTCTTGTACCATCTAATAAAAGGTTGGTAGTCTGCGTGTCCTCTTTTTTTTCTCTTAATGCTCCAGCCGTTACTGTGCTTTTTGAATTTTAATGTCATTGTATATCCTCCTATAATTTCCACAGCGCCTGCACAATCAAGGCATTGACTGTTAAGCCTTTCTTCTTTGCCAGCTCCTTTAACCTCTTGTGTAACTCCACTGGTATTCTTATTGTTGTCTGTATCATTCTGTACTCCTTTCGTTTTGGTATCATAATGATACGACTTTTACCGAGGTTTGTCAACAGTTTTATAAGATAAATTAACGAATCTGTTTGATAATATCTCTAATCATTGATGTTCCTGAATCCATATGAACATTTGCAGTTTTCACTGCTCCGTACCAGAAAGTCGCCACAACTGTTTCGTTGTCTTTGTTGTATTTCAAACTTTCCAATTCCTGAAAATCTCTTGTTTCCTGTAATACTGGTACTAATAAATCGCATATTTTCTGTTTATCTTCCATTGGTTTCTCCTCTTTTCTTTTTATTTTCTACTTTTTGTAGAATAGGAAGGTAAAAAAATATAGTCCTGTGGCATATTATATATTTTTGACATCATCTCCATTTCTGGAATACCTGGAATATTTTTTCCTTTCTCCCAATTAATTATTGTCTGTTTGCTAATTCCCATTTTTTTTGCAACTTCTTCCTGTGTAAATCCTGCATTAACTCTAGCTGCTGCCAAAGTAATTTGCAACTTCTTTTCCAACAACCTATTTTCTCCTTTCCTTTTTATGCGAGAACACCTATATAAGGGGAGTTATGATAGATGCTCCCGCTCTGTCCATTCCCCGTTTAGCCGTTAGGTAAGCTTGCCTCTGTACTTCAAATAAAATACGTATAACAATTTAGCTAAGCCAATACATATGAAGTACATTCCTAAAAATTTAATCATATTTACTTTTCCTTTTAGATATGATAACATTGGGTTAAGCAAGGGCTTTCGCCCCTGCCGGCTGACTAGAACAGCCTTTGAAGAATTATTAGGATAATTCCTACTATCAGGTCTATCAGAGCGTTTGCAATTCTATCTCTGATAGACTTTTTTGTTTCCTCTTCAATATTATCAAATATCTTCAAGGTTTTTCCTCCTTTCAAATGTTGCTTAACTACTTGGTACTCTTATATATTACTCTACTTTTTGTAGAATGTCAATACTTTTTGTAAACTTTTTCTACTTTTTGTATTGCTTTTCTTATTTAAATGATATATTATTATTTCATAAGGAGGTGTTAGCAAATGAGTGAAGATATTTATAAGGAAATTTTTTCAAAAAATTTAAAACACTATATGGCTATAAATGGAAAAACACAAACTGATTTAATAAATGATTTGGATTTGAATAAATCTGCAGTCTCCACTTGGTGTAACGGGACTAGACTTCCAAGAATGGATAAAGTTGATGCTCTTGCCAAATACTTTGGAATTAATCGTTCTGATTTAATAGAAGATAAATCCTCTTTCCCAGAAGTCAACACTCTTGCAGCACACTTTGAGGGTGAGGAATTTTCAGAAGCAGAAATGGAAGAAATTAAAAACTTCGTTGAATTTGTAAAGAATAAAAGAAAGTAGTCCTTTTTATGGGACACCTAAAAAATTATACTCTAGTGGGGAGGTGATTTCTTGAATAAGTTAGAACAATTAGAATCAGAAGCCTACGAGGATGGTATAGAGATTATTGATTACACTTTTGAAAACTCTAACATTAAAGGATTGTACTGTGACGGTGTTGTTGGTATAAGTGATAGTTTGGAAAACTCTACACAGAAACGTTGTGTTTTGGCAGAAGAAATGGGACATCATCATACTTCTAATGGAAATATATTAACTATGAGTTCTGCATCCAACCGCCAACAGGAGCATAGAGCAAGGATTTGGGGATACAACAAGCTGATTGGACTTAGAGGATTAATTGATGCCTTTGAACACCACTGCCAAAATATGTACGATATTGCAGATTATCTAAATATTACAACTGATTATTTAAAAGAAGCTATTCGCACTTATCAAAACAAATATGGCAATTATGTTGAGTTAGACAATTACATTATACAGTTCAACTACCCTAGTATTGGCATAATAAAAAATATTTAAAGCGAAACCACATTGGTTATTTAGAGTTAATAGCTCATTAAAATGAATTTAATTAAAAATTATTTAATAAAAGGAGGTTTTATTTATGATTAACTTTTCAGAAAATGCTGTATTCAATTTAAAGCCAATTGATGAAAAAGCTGTACAGCAAGATGTAACTAAATTATTTGTTGATGGTGAAATAATTATTGGTGCCTACAAAACAATACGTGATCAAGTTGTTTTTACCAATAAGCGTATTATTACCATAGATGTTCAAGGCATAACTGGAAAAAGAAAGGATTTCTCCACACTTCCCTACTCTAAATTACAGTATTTTAGTGTGCAAACACCGGGATTTGCAGAGTTTATTCCTGATTGCGAAATGGAATTATTTTTTACCAATGGATTTAAGGCTCGTTTTGAATTTAAAGGCAATTGCAATATTATAGAACTTGGAAGAATATTGTCTCAATATGTTCTTGCGTAAAATTAACAACTGCACTTTGAAAATATACCAAACAGTAATGTGAGGTCTTTTTCGTTATCTAATAAATAATTCAAACTACATAAAAAAGAGCCAGCCGCTAACGACCAGCTCCACAAGTGATATAAATACCACCCTAGACAAGTTGTATTGTATCATTTCTGGAGCATCCGGTCAAATGCTGGGTGTTATTTTTGTA